GGGTTAATGCCGTTAATAAGGTATTAGAGGGTAATTTAATTATACACCCACGCTGTAAGCCGCTCATAATAGACCTGGAGCAGACCAGCAACGTACCAGGTACAAGGCAGATAGACAAGAGCAATAAAGAGCGCAGCAATTTTTCTGATGGCCTGGGGTACCTGATAGATTTAGAATATCCAATTATTAAACCATTATTAGGGAGTATGCAGAGGTGATACCAAACATAGGCAAATTAGCTGTAGAGCAAAGTAAGATGGACTGGCAGCAAAAAGAAAAAGACTTGTGGAATGAGAAGCGAACTATAGCGTATAATTATTATAAAGGGCGCACAGAGGCATATACATCCAAGTATTTTGCAGATACGTTATTAGATAAAATACCAAGCTCTAATGTGAATATGACCAGGCGTATAATAAACCGTATAAGCCTGGTATATATGCAGCCACCCATAAGGCATTACAGCATAGAGGACATCCCTAACCTATTCCATGATAAAGATAATAAACTGCAGCGCTTGGAGCGCCTAACTAACTTACTGGAGGTAATGCTTATTAAACCTACCTGGCGTAATGAGCAGATAGAATATGACCTTATACGTGACTGGGAGCCATTATTTGCTAACGACGACCCACTGACACCTATAGCTATTACCTACCCTATAAGTACCAAAGATACCGTAATGGATACTACGCCGGAGCTAATGGCATATTGGGATGAAGATAACCACTTTATATATGATAAAAATGGTAAGATGTATAAGGATGAGGAAAACCCAGATATGTTAAACCCCTATCATGTTTTGCCGTTTATAGAGGTCTATGCGGAGGGTAAGCCAGAGGCCTCATATTTTGATACAGATGCCAGCCCTTCACTAATATCTACTAACCTGGCGTTAAATGTAGCAGAGACTAATAAAAATGCTAACATTATGTTCCAGAGTTTTGGCTACCCGTATATAACAGGCAGTAACCTGGAAAAAGATAAGATAGAGGTAGGCCAGGATAAAATAACCTTCCTGGGACACGACGGCCAATTTAATATAGCTGTGCCGCCCAACAGTATCCCTGCTATAACAGAGAGCGTAAACGAGAGCTACAAGATGCTGGCGCTAAATTATCATTTAACTGCGGCCTTTGTAGAAGGTACCACCGCAGCCAGCGGTATAAGTATTAGGCTCAGGAACCAGGAACTAATGGACGCAAGGCGTGGCGATGTAATTAAGTATAATGAGCTGGAGCATAAGCTATTTGCGCTTGAAAGTATTATAATAGATACACACCTCAAAAGGGATGCTGGTGAGCTTATTAATGTTAATTATGAGGAAAGCACAGAGATACTAACAGACCAGGAGCGGCGTGATAAATGGGACTGGGAAATGGCTATAGGCAAGAAAGACCTGGCAGACGTACTGATGGAAAGCGACCCAGATATGTTTACAGATAGAGGTGAGGCCTTAGCGTATATAAAAGAGCGTAAAACAGATGCCGCAGCGGTAGAGCTAAGTAGTAACGGTAATGGTAACGGTAGCCTGCTGGCTGCACTGACGGCGCCAGTTAGCTAATGGCTGTAAACCAGAATGATATTGATAAGCTGGCAGGTGACATAGCAAATATGGTGCTGCGCATGGAGGAGGAGCTTGTAGCTGGATTTATGGAGCTTAAAGGCGCTATGAGTACCGAGGCCTTTATACAGGTATTACAGGAGGTGGACGTTAGCGCCCTTGTAGCTCAAAAGAGCGCCACCATAATTAGCCGTTTTGGTGAAGGTCACCAGCTAACGCTATTGCAGATGGAAAATATAGGTGCTATTACAGAGACTACGCTAAGCGCACTGTATAACTTTAGCACAGATAACTTAATAGCAGAGATGGAGGCTATAGCCAGTGTAGTGCGTAATAAGGTGCTGCAGGGCATAATAGCAGGCATGGGAGAGGGTGAAATAGTGGCCAGCATTACAGCAAGCACACTAAGTAAAGCGCAGCTTAGGACTGTAGTAAATACAGCCCTTAATACTTATAGCAGAGCGGTCAATAAGGTTATGATGGATACCCTCCCTGCCAGTGTGAAATATGTATACGTGGGTGCCATAGATGAAAAAACCAGGCCGGAGTGCCTGGATATGGCAGCAGCAGGCGCACTTACCCAGGAACAAATAGAAAATAGCTTTGGTGCCGGTGTGCTTATAGACGGTGGCGGCTTTAACTGTAGGCACCAATGGGAAATGCAGAGCGCTAAACAGTTTGGCCACCATCCAGGCGCAGCAGGAGAGCTTAGAGCCAATGCTTAGCAGAAATTACTTTATGAATATTGCACCTATTGTGAGAGATATGTATAGAAAACATATATTCAGTAAAGCCCTGGATGTGCACGGTGCACCGTTTAAATCATATACCACGCAATACGGAGAGCGCAAGCGGGGTAACAAGTTTAAAAGACAGAGTACAGAGTATAAAAATAGCCGGGCGCCGGTGCTTACCGGTGATTTATACGGTGATTTTAAAGTGCTAAAAATAATGAATAATGGCTTTCAGCTTGGCTGGGCTGCTTTTGGCTCCAGGGTAATACACCTGGGGAAAATGGGCAGAGTGCTTAGTGCTGATAACCAGGTATTCCCTGACAAAGTAGAGAGATTTATAGATAAAGCTACCAGCCGCAGAGTGCGCAAAAAGCTACCCAAAAATAAAACTATAAGATTTAAAATATAAATATTTTTATAGTGTTTTTTATGACTTATATCACAGATATTAAACCAAGATTAATTACTCACTAAAGAGGTATAAAATGGAACAAGAGAACAATACAGACATACCGGCTAAGGAAACAGCCGAAAATAACCCTGGCACACAAGCCGGTAAAAATAATGATGCTAAAATCCCTACGCCACGCTTTAATGAAGTTGTGTCAGAACGTAATGTACTGCGTGAGCAAGTAGCTGAACTCAAAGACAAATTCTCCAAGGTAGAAGCAGACCAGAAAAAGGCACACGAAACAGGGCTGAAGGAAAAAGAGGAGTACAAAATTTTGTATGAGGAGCAAGGCACCGAGCTTGACAAGTATAAGACTAAAGCCGAGGCATGGGATACTTATGAGGCAGACCGCCGCAAAGCGTTAATAGGAAAGCTACCAGAGAACCGGCAGGAATTTGGTGCAGATATGAGCCTGGCTAAACCTGAAAAGTTTACAGAGCAGGAGCTAACGGCACCACCTAAAACAAATGCTGGCAGACCTGGTAATGCCTCAGCAGAATATGGCGGCTATAGCTCCCTGGAGGAGTTTGCAATTAAAGACCCCATTGGGTGTGAAAAATACTTGCAGCAAAGCACGCCAGGATATATTAGATAATAATTAATAAGCCCTACCTGAAGGCGGCATAGCCGTAGCTGATAGAGGGCAAAAATTAGGAGCCAATCATGGCAGTAACAGACGTAGGAGTAGCGGCTGGTGGGCTTGGTAAGACAATAGCAGCGGCTATATTACAATTTAACAAGGCTGCAGTATTTCAGAAAATAATCAACATGGTACCATGCGCACCAGGCACTAATGTAGCACAGGTGCCTGTATATAGTAAGATGGCACTAAGTACTGTAACTACAAACGCCACCGGCGCAGAGGAAACTGCAGGAAGCGCAGAAAGTATTACCTCAACAGCTACAAATCTAGAAGTGTTTAGAAACAATGTATATGCACAAGTAACTGATTTAGCTGCGTTTGGTAATTCAGATGCTTTACTTGTAAATGCAGGTAGCATATTAGGTAATACAGTAGCGGCGCATTTTGACGAGGAAGGCGCAACATTGCAGGATACATTTGGCACGGCTGTAGGCGGTGCTGCTATCTCTATGCACATGGGTCTTATATTTGATGCCGTAGCTGGATTAGAGGGTGATGATGCACCCAGGGGCTACTCTGCTGTACTTCACCCGTTACAGTTGTGGGGTAGTTTTGGCCTTACTAATGAGCTTGCTAATACAGCGGTGCTGCAGGCAAATGCTGCGCTATCCCAAAGCCCGGGCGTAGGTGAGTCATTTAGGGCTGCTGGCTTTGCTACTACTGTAGGCGGTGTAGATATATATACCTCCTCGCAGGTAGTATCGATATCTGACCAGCATAAGGGCGGTATATTTGCCAAGACTGCTATCTCTTGTGCTTATATAGACCAGGGCGCTGGCAATTTCATCCAAATAGAAACAGACCGTAACGCACCGGCAGCCTCTACTGAGGTAGTAGCTAATGGCTACTTTAATCTGGCGGTAACTGTAAATGCACATGGCAGAGAAGTACATACTGAGACTTCCACCTAATAGCTATAACCGGAATGTATAGGGAGGGGTGACCCTCCCTATACTTATTAGTATGGCAGAGATACATATAAAAAAGTCAAAAGAGCTAAAGAACATTGGCGGGCATAAGCCTTTTGGTATTGACTTAGACCCTGATAATGACCTGTGCCTTGCAAAAGATAAAGACGCCGGCCAGTTAGCATATTATAAAGGTAAGCCCATGAAATATTTAGATTATTGGGGCGAAATATGCACAAGGGGAGAAAAAAATAAAAAAGGCAAAAATTTAAATCTAAGTACCTTTGCTGGATACGGCAGTGGTACATTAAAAAAACCATACAGGGAGATAGATAAAAATGGCAGCTAAAAAAGATAATAAAAAGGCTACTGTATAT